ACGTCAGTCGTACCGCGTCCCCTGAGTACCACGCTCGCACCAGCCCGACGATGCCGCCGTAGAAGACCGACCGCGTCCCCGGCATCACACACATCGGACCGTCGCTGACGAGATACAGGTTGACGCCGGCCTCGGCGCCCATGCCGAGCGTCCCGGCGTTGTACCCCGTGACGGTGCTCGTGTCGAGAGCCATGTAGGCGTACTCGCTCAGGCCGTGGCGGGAGCGGTCGGTGTAGCGCACGGCGTGCACCCGCCCGTCGGTCACCAGCCGGGTCAGGTCCGGGCTCGGTCCGGCGAGCAGGTCGGGGTGACGGGCCAGGGTGCCCATGAGAGCGCGGGCGGTGCGGCGCACGCCCCGGGTGGCCCGGCGCAGGGCCACGAGGCTCACGGCGGCCAGGGCGACGATGCGGGCCTCGTGGTCGGAAGTGGTCGGGTCGTAGGTCCGGCCGAGGTCGGCGGCGGTGTCCTCGGCGCCGGCCCGGTAGATGTCTGGAAAGTCCTCGGCGAAGAAGCTGGCGGTACGGGCGTCGAGGTCGTCCATGGCCGCCCCCACGCCGGACAGGAAGGCGCTGCGGGTACCGATGCGCCGCCACGGGCGGGGGTCGGCCACGATGGCGTCCTCGGCGGCGCTCACGTCGGCCCACGCGGCCCGGTAGGCGGCGAGGAGCGGTGCCGAGAGGGCCATGACGGCGGCGGGGACGGTCACGCCTCCACCCACATTCCGTCCCGGATCCACCCGTGGTTACCGCAGCCGCCCTTGTCCGGCGAGCAGAGAATCGACGGCTCCAGGTGGAGCGGGTCAAGGCTGAGCACCTGCCACTGCGGCCGGTCGCCGTGGTCGCCGTAGCCGGCGAATGGCACGAAGCCAGCGCAGTGCTCGCCGCCGTCCGGCTTGGGGTGGTACTCCAGGATGCCGAGCAGGTCACCGTCAACCTCGTCCTGGGCGAAGAAGCTGCCGTCGTTGGGCCAGTCCGCCGGCCGGCCGTAGCTCAGGGTGTAGGAGTGACCGGAGCCGAGGTCGTGGCGTTCGCTGCTCATCGCCGGCCCCAGACACCCGGCCAGCCGTAGGCCACGGGGACGGTGGCGTCGCGGTAGTGGTCCGAGCGGGTGATGCTGTGCACCCGGATGCGGTTGCCGGCCGGGTCGTCGCCGGTGTCGGTCTCCTCGGCCGCCTCGATGCGGGCGATCTGGTCCTCGAGCATCTTGGCGTTGGCGGTGTAGTCGTAGCTCACGCCGTCGCCGGGGTCGGTGCGCTTGAGGGGGGCGGCCAGCAGGGAGGCCAGGCGGGAGCGCAGGAAGCCCAGGGCGGTGGCGTTGACATGGCCGCTGGCCGCGCTCAGGGCCCGGGCCACCTCGGCATCGCTGGGCGGCACCGACGTGCCGATGAGGTGGCGCACCGAGACGAGGGCGGCGGAGGTGGCGGCGGGAACGGGGTCGGTGACCACGACGTCGAAGCCGGCGTAGGTGGCGTTGCCCGCCGGGAAGTGGACGACGAAGGCCACCCAGCGTCGGCCGGGGGTGGCGGTGTCGCCGGTCACCCACTGGTAGCTGACCAGTCCGTCGACGCGGGGGGCGACGATGGCGGCGGCCCGCACCACGTCGGTGGTGCCGTCCACCGAGCGCCACAGGATGTCCACACCGGTGGCCCCGGTCAGGTCGACGGGGGCGGGCGGGAAGGCGTTGCGGTCCATCAGGGTCACGACCAGCGGGGGCTGGAGGTCCCCGGCGGCCAGGGTCAGGTCGGCCATGAGGCCTCCCGGCTACTTGCCCGTGCGGCGGTGCTGGCCCTCGTCGGCCCCGGTGGGCGCCTTGGCGGAGCCGGTCAGCGCCCCGGGGCCGCCCTTGGTGCCACGGGCGGCGAAGTCGTCCTCACGGAAGCCGAAGGCCTGGTGGTGCTCGCCGTCGTCGTAGGCGGCCGGGTTGGTGACGACGTCGGCGGGGGGGTCCCCGGCGTTGGGGTAGTCCGGGCCGTACCACGTCTCGCCGACGAGGACGTTGCTGGTGAGCTTCTTGGACAAGGGGGCCTCCTCAGACCGTGGCGACAAACAGGGCGGCGGGGTCGCGCAGGACGGGGAGGCTGACGGCCTCGGCGGTGGTGGTGATCGAGACGGGGCTGATCTCCTCCTGCACGTAGGTGATGAGCCCGGGGGCGACGGAGGGCACGATCAGGCCCCGGGTCACCATGAGGTCGGCCGCCGCCGTGGTGGTGCGCAGGGTGTTGCCCATGCCCTGGCGCACGCCGATGACCTTGTTGGCCGGCAGGGTGAGCACGGCGGCCCCGGCGGCGTCGGGGAGGTAGCCGTTGAACACCACGATGGGGGCGATGCCACGGCTGGACAGCACCCGGTTGATCTCGTCGATGGAGACGAAGGCGGGAACGGTGCCGGCGTAGGCCAGGGCGTTGCGGACCTGGGCGTTGAGCTCGAAATCGGCGGCCCGGGTGCGGCTGATGAGCCAGGCGTCGGGGAGCCGACCGCCGTTGGCCACCCGGTAGACCTCCTGCCAGGCGTAGAGGTCGGTGAGGGGCACCGCGTTGACCCGGTCGGTCCACGCCACCGCGGCGGTGACGATGTTGGTGCCGGGCACCCCGAAGTTGACGGTGGCGTTGACGCCGTTCTCGACCACGGTGACGATGCCGTCGACCAGCAGGTCGGCCCGGGCCGCCTCCTCACGGGCCAGCACGCCGTTGCCGGCGTTGAGGGCGTCGTTGTAGATGCGGTCGATGGCGGTCTGGGACTCCGGCGAGATGGACACATTGACGCCGGTGTTGCCCTGGCGCAGGCGGTTGAGCCGCTTGACCTCGGTCTCGTTCAGCCGGTAGCGCAGGCCGAGGGGGGCCAGCTCGCCCTTGATCTGGCCGTAGCCGGGCCGGCGGCCGAGTCGGGGCACGGTGTCCCACGCCCGGTACGTCGCCAGCTCGACCAGCGCCTGGTTGAACTGGTCCAGGGCGTAGGCGATGTCGGGGACGTCGATGGTCGGCAGGATCGACTCCAGCGTCGGCGGCTGGAGGATCATGTTGGCCCGCACGTAGCCCAGCAGGTGCGGCGGGTCGATGACCCCGGTGAGGAACTCGGCCATGGCTCAGGTCTCCCTTAGACGAAGGCGATGCGGGGAAGGTCCACGATGCCGGCGGCGTCGAGACCGTGGCCGGTGGGCAGGTAGGACTGGATGACCTCGCCCCGCCAGTACAGGGCGCCGGTCTGGTTGTTGGCCGTCGACAGCGGGTCGATGGGCAGCGAGACCATGAGCAGGCCCAGCGCCGTCTGCAGCCCGTTGACGGCGGCGTCGCTGTAGGGCCCGTACAGGCCGGTGGCGGTGACCTTGCCCAGCACGATGCCCGAGGGCAAGTACTTGTTCGGCCACGCCGTCACCATGTCGAACAGGGCCAGGTTCAGCGTGATCGACCGGGCGATCTCGGTGTCTTCCTGACCGCCGGGGCCGATCCATCGCTGGTCCTCGTTGAGGAAGGTATGGAGCGGGCGAGTCGAGAGGTCCATGTGCGTCTCCTAGTTGCCTGAGGGCTTCCAGCCGGGAAAGCCGGAGAGGAATTGGTTTCCACCGGCCATGGCGTCGTGGCGGGCCTTGCCGTCTGCCAGACCGGCGGCGTAGCTGTCCTTGCCGCCCTTGGAGCCGTTGGGGCCGCGGCCACCGAGGTCGACGCCGCCTGCGCCGGCGGTGGCGTAGAACTCGGGCATGGCGGTGGTCTGGGCCTTGACCGCCTCGGCGATGGCCTTCTCGTCGGCGTCGGCAGGCAGGTCGGCCAGCAGGAGCGTGGTGGCCTGGGTGATCCGGTCCGTGCGCACGGCGGCGCCGGCCAGGGCCAGCGTCACGTTGGCACGGCGAGTGGTGGCCGCGGCGGTGGCGCTGTCGGCCAGGGCCTTGGCCGTGGCCTCCTCAGCGCGCTTGGTCGCCTTCTGGGCGTCGGAGAGGTCTTTCTCGTCGGCCGCCTTCTTGGCCGCCACCAGTGCCTTGGCGTCGTCGATCGAGGTCACCCCGAGATCGGCCAGGAGCTTGGCCGTGGCCTTGTCGCCGGCCTCGGTGCGCTGGCGGGCCACGATGGCGTCGACCTGGGCCTGGGTGAGGGTGGCGGCGCTCGTCGGAGGCGGAGTCGGCTCGGGCGGAGTGGGGGGCGGCGGCGGAGGAGTCGGAGGGGGCGGCGGGTCGCCGCTGCCCTGGCCGGTGCTGAGCAGGCCGAAGGACACGGCCGCCGCGGGCAGGGCGAGGAGCAGGCCCCACAGGCTCAGGGCCTTGGGCGCTGCGGGCGGGTTGTCGGTCTTGCTTCGGTGCACGGGTCTCCTCGGTGCTCATGCCCTGCCCCGGGAGTTACTGCGCCGGCCCCGATAGCCGCCCCGGTTTGAGCGGGTCGAGATCAAGCGTGCACCACGGTCCGGCAGGTGGCAGGGAGGGGACCGCCCGTCAATCGGCGAATCCGTACAGGCCCTCGTGCAGCAGGCCGACGCGCTCATGCGTCCGGCAGCTCTTCGACGGGATGCGTGTCGTCCACCCGGCGCCGTCGGCACCGGTCCAACTCGCCATGAGCACCCAGGTGTCGAGGAAGACCACCGGGCCGGGATCGTCCATCTCGGGGTTCTCCCGCCACGGTCCCAGCAGCGAGGCGTGACGCTGGAGCAGGTCGTGCAGCTCGTCGCGGGCCGCCCGCTGCTCGGCGCTGAGTTCGCCCTCCTGCACGCCGGCTACCTCGCTCCCCGCGACGCCTTCTCCGAGGCGTCCAGGCTGGCGTTGGCGTCCGCTCTTTCGGCCACGGCGGCGTGGAAGGCACACAGGTCCCACACCCGGCCGTTGGCCCGCACGACTCGGCTGACCGCCGGCACGCCGCAGCGGTGGTCGAACACCCCGTACTGGCAGTCCGGGTCGGCAGAGGTGGGGTGCGGGTCGGCCATCCCGGCCTACTTCTTCTTGCCCGTGCGCTTCATGGCCGCGGCCTTGCGGGGCGTGCCCTTGGCCGTCGTGGGGTGCGACTTCGACCGACCACCACCGGCGACGAACGCCGCCGCCTTCTTCCCGCCGAACGCCTTGGCGGTCATGGCCGGTGGCGACCGATCAACACGCTGAACAGCACCACGATCAGGACGACGACGAGCACCGGCAGGGCGAAGACCCAGCCGACGAGGGCGAGAACGGGCATGGTGAGCCTCCTTGGAGGAGAGGGAACGGTGGTGGCCCCATCTGCCCGACGAGACGGCAGGCAGATGGGGCCAGAAGTGCTCTACCGCTTGTGTGCCGCCGAGGCAGGAGCCGGACCGGGAGCGGGAGCGGGGGCGGGGGCGGGCGTGGGCGCCGGGCTGTCGGACTGGAGCCGGGCCACGGCGGCGTCGAGCTTGGTGAAGTCGAGGGCGGCGGCGGGCGGCTGGGCCTTGAGGTCGGCGATCTCCTTCTCCACGGCGTCGAGGCCGGCGGTGAGGGCGGCGACGTCGCTGTCGAGCTTGGTCTGGTCACTCATCAATTTCTCCATCTGCTTGTGGAGTCGGGCGACTCCGTGCAACAACTGCTTCGCCCATTCGGGCGTCTCCTCGGGACCGTCGCAGTCGTCTCGGTCCCGACGCTGGGTCGCCATCGCCTACTTGGCCCCCTTCGGGGTCATCTTGCGCGACAGCGGCGTCGTCTTGGCCTTGGCCGTGTAGGGCTGGCCGGGGGCCTTGGCCTTGGCTCGCCCGGCGGGGGGCTTCGGGGCTTTCATCGGGGGTTCCTCCTCGGGATCAGGCGTTGGGGCCGGGAACGGGCGGCTGGCCGGGCGAGCGCTGGCCCAGCGGATTGGGACCAGCGGGCGGCATCGCCGAGGTGGGCGGCAGCTTCGGGGCCAGGGCGGGGTCGGCCACCCCGGCGGGCTTGACCCGGTGCAGCAGTTCGTAGACGGCGGCGAGGTCGAGGCCCTCGGTGGCGGTGAGCAAGGCCAGGGCGGCGGCGAAGTCCTCTGACTCGCAGCTTTCGAGCTCGGCGCCGATGTCGACGTTCAGGATGCCCTCCTCCACCAGCCTGGTGATCGCCGTCTGGCGGCTGATGAGGTGGGCGGCCCACAGCTTCGTCACGGTGTCGATGACCGCGGCCTGGTCGGAGGGCAGGTAGGAGCCGAAGTTCACCTGGGCGTCGAGCACGTCGCCGGACCAGTAGCCGGCCTTGACCGACATGCGCTGGACCATCTTGAGCAGGAGGGGGTACTTCGTCGAGCGGGCCATGCGCATCTCCTCGACCAGGGAGCGCATGGGCCCGAAGGACAGGGCCAGGATGATGCCGGCCTTCACCCCGCTGGCCTTGGTCATGCCCAGCACCTCGGCGGGGAGGCGGGAGTTGGACGACAGACGCTCGCGCAGGTCGTGGCGGTAGGCCATGACCGCGGTGAGGGCGCCGGAGATGTCGATCACCGACAGCTTGCCGTCGAGGCCCAGGTCGATCATGGTCCCGGCCCGCACCACCAGGTCGTCCCCGCCGGCCGAGCCCGAGTGGCCGATCATGGGCACCGCCGCGAGGTCGGCCGCCTTCTGGGCGTTGGTGTCGGCCCGGGCCAGATCCTCCAGCAGCTGCACGATGCGACGGTGTTGGGCAGGTGCACGACGGGGATGAAGTCGAGGTCCAGGTCGACGTCGACCAGCTCGGCCACGCTGCCGTCGGGGCGGGTCGTGGTGCGCCACTGGGCCCGGTCGGGCGGGAAGCCCCGGTCGATGTCCCGCCCGCCGATGGCGTCCATGGCCCACGTGCCGTCCGACAGGTAGCAGGTCAGGGCGGTGGGCCGCTTGGACCACGGCAGGTTGCGCAGGCCCTCGGGGCGCGCTCGCAGCTCCCAGGTGATGCAGCGGATGCGGTCGGTCTCGGTGCCGTCGTCGTTGCGGTGGCACTCCTGCCAGGCGATGCGCACGATGCGGGGGAACTCGTCCTCGGCGTCGTCGGGATCGCGCACCGGGAAGTAGCACTCGGGGCTGAACAGGCGCAGGCGCACCCGGCCCTTCTCGGCGCTGGTGGTCAGGGCGTAGACCCCGTCGCCCAACTTCACCGTGTCCCGCTCGGTCTCCAGCACCTTGGCCGGGAAGCCCTCGGCGTCGGCCCAGGTGTCGAAGTCGGCCTGGCGGGCCAGGGCGGCGGGGCTGGTGACCCCGTCGTCGGTGCCGTCGTCGACGGTGATCGACACGTCATCGCCGGTGACCGCCGAGCGCACGACGTGGACGAGGAGGGCGGCGTCGCCGTACTCGCGCACCTCGGCCCGGTCGGCGGGGTCGAACAGGTTGGCGAATTCCCGGCCCCGGTTGCGGAACAGCGCTTCCAGGAACCTGTAGGCGGTGAGGCGGCGGTGGTGCTCGGGGCCGGTCCACGTGGGCACCATGGCGCCCCAGGAGTTCGGGCGGTCGAGTTGAGGCTTGTGCGAGATGGCGCTCGTGTAGCCGTCTAAGACGAAATTGCGGAGGTTGCCGAGCCAACCCTGCACCATGCTCATCGGGGGTCAGGGTAGGAGCGGGCCGGGCGTGTGGCGGGGAGGGAGCGCACGGTCACCGTCGTCCACGGAGGTCTTTGTAGCTGGTCTGGGTGACGCGCCGACGGTTGCGCAGGTCCAGCCAGGCCCAGTACGCACAGTCCGCGAGGTCGAGGGGTTTTGTGCGTGGAAAGCGGAACAGAGCGGCTTCGAGCACGTCGTGGGTGCCGAGCACGTGGACGATGGCGCGAGGACGCTCGTAGTCGGCCAGCATCTGCGAGGCCCGGTGCGTCTTCGGGCCATAGCCGGCGCCGGCCTTGTCGGAAGTCATGGGCGGGATGGACGCCTCCATGAAGCCGGTGAGCGCCCGTTCCGCCACCACGTCGGCGGCTGCCTCCCGGTAGACCGAGTCCCAGGTGTCGCCCCCCTGGTCGGTCTCGATGCCCACGTGGTCGGCGCCCAGTTCGATGGCCCAGGTGATGGCGAGGCGCAGGGACTCGCGGGGCGAGGCGCGGTGCTCCCAGGACCGCAGGCGGTAGATGGTGCCGTTCTGGGCGATGCCGTCGGCCTGGATGCCGTGGGCGTCGGAGGTGTCCTTGTCGGTGACGGCGGGGTCGACCCAGACCACGGTGCGGACGAGGTCGGGCACCTCTCCGGGCGTGCAGTGGGCGTAGGACAGGTGGCTGAAGATGCCCCCGGGCGGGGCGGTGACGTCGTGCTGCGCCTCGCCCAGGAACGCCGAGATGCCCCAGTCGTCGACCTGCTCCTGGCAACGGGCGAGATTCTGGCCCTCCCACGTGGGGGAGCCGGCGACGATGACGGTGCGGCCCTCTCGCTGCTCGTGCGCCATGCCGTCGAGGGCCTTGACCGGGCCCGACACGATGCGGCTGGCCAGGAACTCGGCCCGGCCGTCGACCAGCTGGGCGAACACCGAGTCCTCGTGCACCAGGTTCTGGATGGCCAGGGTGGCGCAGTCGGCCGAGCCGGCAGGCAGCACGCCCCGGGTGAGAATCTTGATCTTGCGCTCCGTGGCCGCCGGCGAGTCGGTTTCCTTGTCGATGTCGTCGATGACGAGGAAGTCCGGGCGGGCGTCTTCCAGCTTGATGCCCCGGGCCGCGGAGTCGAGGCCCATGGCGTCGATCGAGAACCCGGCGGCGGTGCGCAGGCGATTGCGCCGCCAGCCCTTCGACGCCCCGTACTTGCCCACCATGCGGCTGGCCATCTCCGGGTAGCGCCGCTCCAGCTCGGTCGACTCCAGCAGGGCGGCGACGTTGGCGACGTGGTCGTCGGCCTGGTCCTGGGAGGCCGAGATGTAGAGCCCGTAGCGGCGGATGCGACGGGAGCCCAGAGCGACGACGGCCATCTCCGCCGTTGAGCTCTTGCCGCCTCCGCGGGACCACACAGCGACGAACGGATCGGGTCGCTTGCCGGCCTCGATCGACCACAGCCACAGCCAGAACGCCACGTGGTGCGCTCCGAACGCAGCGGTGATCTCGCCGGGGAACAGCGTGGCCAGCCACGTCTCCCAGTCGGCCTCGAGGGCCTGGCGGTCGTCGTCGCCGCCCCATTCCGCCAGGGCGTAGCTGACCCACGAGGTGGCCGGCGCCGCGGTCACCGTGATCCCTCGAACACCCGTCGGGCCGCTGGCGGCATGTAGGGGCCGAAGCCCTCCTCCAGCGCCACGAACACCTCCTGCGCCTCCCGCTCTTCGGCGAACTCCTCCGGGTGGGCCTGGGCGAGTGCGGTCTGCGCCGCCCGCTCGACCTTGAGGCGCCGTCGCTCGTCGGCCCGCTCGCGCTGGCGGCGCTCCCACGCCTCGTCCGCCAGCCGCTTCCGCTCGGCATACCCAGCCTTGATCCGCTTCCGCTCAGCGCGCTGTTCCGGCGTGACCACCTTCCGAGCCTTCGGCGTGTGCAGTCCCAGGTCGACCAGCAAGGCCCGGGCCTGGCGACCAAGGGCCGCCCGCTCGGAGGTCGACCACGGCACGGTCACAGCCTCTGGCTCTGGCTCTCCGACCTCGGTCGCCAACAGGTGCTTCTCCACCAACACGGCCCGGTCGACCTTGGCGTCGAGGCCCATGAGCGCGGCTCGCAGCACGACGATCGGGTTCACGCCGTCGATGTCGCCACCGATGATCCGGCCCGTTCCCTGGCACCGGTGGCAGTCAGGCCTGGCCACGCCGCAGTAGCCGTACTCAGCACACGGCACGCAGGCGCCGACGAGGCCCATCAGCGGGCCGTCCGCTTCGTGACGGTGGCCTTCGGGGTCCAGGCGTGCTCACCGAGTCGGCGCAGGGCATCGGCCCGGATGGCCATGGAGCGCACGGTGGACCACGCCGCCGCCCACGACATGCCCACCGCGGCCAGAGCGGCGGCGATGAGGGCCAGGCCGTCGCCGGTGGAGAGCGCACCGACGATCACGCAGACCACCCGGCGGGAAGCAAATGACTCACCGAACGAAGGCGGCGGCGAGCTTCGGGCGTTCCCCGTATGTCGACGACCTCGCCCACCATCTCGGCTTCCTCTGCCGTCAAGCGCCGCCGGACGTGGAAGGCGCGACCCATCTCCTCCCACTGGCCCAGTTCGGCATCGCCCACGCCGTCGATGGCTGCCAATGCCATCCGGCGCAGCGTGGACTCGGCCAGGTTCACGCCTAGCGCCGGGGCTGCCGAGGAGTGCCACACGGGCCCTCCGAAATCAGCCTCCAGTCACTCATAGCCGCTGTTGACCGTGAGCACGATGCTGCCGAACGCCCCCCGGCGAATGAAGCGCGGATGCACCACTTCACCGGCCAGACGGCAATGATGATCCAGGGCGGTCAACTGTTGAGGCGTCATGTCCTCGCCTCGGCGGAGGCCGGGACGGTGGCAATGGTGCCGCCGCAGCGGACGCAGCGGATGCGGTCGAAGCCGAAGCGGGCGACGATGCATGCGGCGTGATCGAGGAAGGGCCGGGGACCGTAAACGGCCGCCCAGTTGGCCCCGCAGGCGCAGTACATGGCACGTCCGCCGGGCGGCGGGGATGCGTCGGTAGCGGGCATCAAGGGACCCTCCGGGGCGGTGTATCGGCGTCGACTGCGAGGGACAGGAGTCTGCGCCGGATGATGTCCGGTAGCTCGTCGCACTGGGCCTCGGCGATGACGTCGGCCCGGATGCCTAGCGCGACCAGGGCTGCGGAGAAGTCGTCGAGGATGCCCCGCACCAACTCGGAGAACTGCCGACCGGTGTTCTCGGAGAGCCCCCGGTCGTACTCGTCCATGCCCACGTCGTGGCAGGTCTTGGCCAGGGCAGTGGCCGCGCTCAGCCACTGGTCGTACATCTCGACCCACACCGCAGGCTTCTCGAAGCGGCCGGTCAGGTCCCGCTGCTTCAGGTCGGCGGATGACTCCAGCCCGGCGATCTGGGCCCGGAGGAAGCCGACGACCGCCCACCGGTGGGACAGGGCCGTCCTCAGCACCTCGTGGTAGTGCACGCTCGCCGGCGCATCGGGGACGAACTCTGCAACCGCCAGCGCCGCCTTTTGGACATTGGCCCCCTGCCGATGGTTCCTTGTCGAGCCGCCGTGGCGGCCGCATCTTCCGATTCCGGGGTGATCGGTCCCGTGGCCCTTGGCCAGCATGCATAGGCCGTCGTCATGACGCAGGGCGGACCCGCAGTGCTTGGGGCACGCTTCTCCGGGCCGGCAGACCGGGCACGGCTCCCGCCCGTCCGCCATGACCTGCGGATCACGAGGGCCACTGCCATGACCTGCGCTCACCCGCATCTCCGGGCGGACACACGCTTGCGGGCGGCGAGGGCGGCTCGGGTGTGCTCCGGCCGGCAGTAGCGCTGGCGGGAAGAGCCGGGCACGAACAGCGCACGGCAGCTGGCCAGGGCACAGCGTCGGCGGGGCAGGGCCACCCCCCGGCGCATCCGGCGACGCTGGCGCTCGCTGCGCCCGCCGAAGACGCCGAAGGTCTCGCCGTGGCTCAGGGCGTAGGCCAGGCACTGGGCGCGCACCGGGCACGGTCCGGTGTTGCACACCGCCTTGGCCCTGGCCGTGCCCACGGGATCGTTGCGTCGGGGGAAGAACATCTCCGGGTCCAGCCCGGCGCAGGCGGCGTCGGAGCGCCACTCCTGGTCGGCGAAGCTCTGAGCCAACAGGTGGATCAGGACGTTCACGATCCGGCTCCGAGGGCGGACAGGCGCTCGTCGCCCGGGGCGTAGGCGCCCATGCTGACCAGCCGGTTCGCCACCGTGGCCGGGAGATACTTCGGGCTCCTGGGTCTCTCCTCGGCGGCGATCATGGCACCGATGCACTCGTCGACGACGGCCGCATCGGCCACCGCCAGGCACCGACGGACGACGGCCACGGACTCGGCCCGCATCCTGGCACGGCCCGGCCACAGCGCCTCAGCCATGTGCTCGGCCAGCGGCATGAGCTTCTCGTGGTCCGCCGTCGTCGACGGGCCCGGCGGTTCGGGGTCGGGGTGCGGTTTGGAGTTTTTGATCTCCTCCTCGGGGTTGGGCCCGGCGGCGCCGATCGGTGGATCGGCTCCGATCTGCGACAAGGGGGATAGAGGGGGATCTACTCTCCTCTCCTCTACTCTGCTTTGCGACTCCGCATTGCGATCCGACTCGGATCGGATTGCGATCCCAGGTGCGATCCCAGGTGCGATCCCAGGTGCGATCCCCTTGGGACTCGCAGGGGGATCGCTACCCGATTCCGGAGGCGAGTCGCAGAAGGGACAGAGCGGGTCCTTCTTCGTCTTGTGCCACCTCTCGTGGTTGCCCCGCAGGCCGGCGGTCGTCTTCCTCGTGCGGTGCTCCTCGACGTCGGCTTGGGAGGGGTTGTGATCGGCGTACCCGACGATCTCGAAGCCGCCGTCGACCTCCCTCCAGATGCCCCGCTTCAGCAGCGTGGCCGAGGCCTTCCGCACATCCTTCTCTCGCGCCCCGATGGCGAGGGCGAGGTCGTCCTTCGGGAGACGCCCGTCCGTACCGTGCTCGTAGCTGTAGCTGATCCCGCACGCCTGCAACCCAATGGCGGCCAGGTCGGCGCCCACCCACTTCCGGGCCCGCCAGAAGCCGCAGTCCATCATGAACCGTTGTAGGCCCTGGGCCTTCTTCACCAGTCCGGCCATCAGGCAGCTCCCTTCGGCATCTCGTCCCACGTTCGCCCGTCCAGGGTTCGGCCGCCTGCCTTCGGGAACCGACCGCCCCACTGTTTGAAGAAGAAGGCCACGCGCGCGCCGACGCATCGGTCCCTGATATCCCGCACCCATCTCTCGTCCATGGGTCGCGCCCCCGGGCCGCTCTCACCCCCGACGATCACCCAGGCGATCCCCGACAGGTCCATCCCCGGTAGCGGCCCCAACAGCGGCTCCAGCGACAGGAACCGCACCGCCGCTGGCGCGGCCCGCAGGTGGTCGGCACGCCAGGCGTAATGGCCGCTCTCGATCGACGTGCCGAGCCAGACGTTGGGCCAAGGCGTCGGAGCGTTGAGCGACAGCAGGGAGCGCATCCGCTGCGGGCGTTTCGTGAGGATCTGGAAGATATGGCGCTGTGCTTGCCCCATGACCTCCCAGACCTGGCAGACGAAGTCAGATGGCACGCCCGGGTGGAAGAGGTCGCTCATGGAGTCCACGAAATACGTCGTCGGCTTCTTTCGCCGCAACGGGATTTCCAGGCGCTCGGGCAGGCAGCGCACGGTGCCGTTCCAGCGGAACCGCTCACCTGGGCGCCGAATCGTCAGCCCCTCATGCGACCGCTGCATGGCCCGGTGCGCGACCCCGATGGCGTAGCAGTTGTCACAGCCCGGTGAGACCTTGCTGCAGCCGACTGTCGGGTTCCAGGTCTCCCCTCTGGTCCCATCCGCGTTCCTGGTCCACTCGATCGTCGTGGCCATCAGTCCTCCTGCCGTCGGGTTAGGTCGGACCAGCGGCCGATGGCCAGGTTGGCGGCGATCTTCACTGTGCCGGTCGGCCCATGGCGGTTCTTGGAAACGATCAGCTCCGCGATGCCTCGATCCGGCGTCTTGGGGTTGTACAGCTCGTCCCGGTAGATGAAGACGACCTGGTCGGCGGAGTTCTCGATCTCGCCTGATTCACGCAGGTCGGCCAGCGACGGACGCTTGTCGGCTCGGGCCTCGACGCTGCGGTTCAGCTGGGCCAGCACGACCACGGGCACGGCCATTTCCTTCGACAGGAGCTTGAGGCCCCGGGCCAGCTCCGCAACCTCTACCTGACGGTTCTCCGCCCGACTCCGCCCGGTCATCAGCTGCAGGTAGTCGATGACCACGAGGCCCACCCGACCGAGACGGGCGATGGCCCGGCGCAGCGCGGAGCGGACCGACAGCAGCGTTATCGGCGTGGAGTCGATGATGGTCAGCGGCAGCGCCCCGAGCGGGCCCATGGCGCTGGTGATGCGATCCCAGTCCCGAGGGACGACCTCTCCCCGGCTGAGGTCGGAGCCGACCAGCCCTGCGGCCGACGCGACCATTCGTCCGGCGAGCTCGTCGCGGCCCATCTCGATCGAGAAGAAGACGACGGGCTCGCCCCGCTTGGCCACGTTGACGGCGAGGGCCCCCGCCATGCTGGTCTTTCCCATGCCGGGCCTGGCGGCCACGACGACGAGCCGACCCGGGTGAAGCCCACCGAGGTGGGTGTAGTCGAGGTCGTACCAGCCCATGGGGTGCTCAATTCGCCCTCCGGTCGCCACCCGCTCCTCGACCACGTCGAGCCACTCACCGAGCACTTCGCGCAGCGAATGGGCGTCGAGTGTGTCCGCACGAGGCCGCACGTCGAACATGACCTGCTCTGCGGCGTCGACCGCCTCGGCCACGTCCGCAGGCAGGCTGTAGGCCAGTTCGGTGATGTCGCCGCCCACCTTGGCCAGCCGGCGCAGCAGAGCATGGTCGGCCACGATCCGGGCGTAGCGAGCGGCATTGCCGATCGCAGGGGTGCCCGCCTGCAGCGTGATGAGGAACGCCGGCCCGCCGATGCGCTCGAGCGATCCCGCCCGGTCCAGCTCGTCGGCCACCGTCACCGGGTCGGCCGGTTGACCACGGCCGTGCAGGCTCATGATGGCGTCGAAGACCCGACCGTTGGCCGGTGAGTAGAAGTCCGCTTCGCTGAGAATGTCAGCGGCTGCGTCGATGGCCTCGCGGCTGATGAGCATGGCGCCGAGCAGCGACATCTCGGCCTGGGCGTTGTGAGGCGGCACTCGGGCGCCTCCGTCCCGCCGGCGGCGTGCCTCGTCGATGCTCACGGGTTCCGCTGTCATGCTGCGTCCCAGCGGTGGCGATCGAGCAGGAGCATGGCCTTGTTGAGACGCTCGTGCGCTGTCCAGATGGCGTCGTCGACGACCTGGGCGAGCGCGTCGAGCGCGTCGGAGACGAGCGTGTCGAACTCCGCCCGAGGATCGTCGTCAGGCGTCGTCATCACACCCGTCCGTAGGCGAAGCCGATGCACGCCGCGACCACGACGACCACGCCGATGAGCAGCACACCCCATGCGATCCGCAGCGCCCGGTCGTCGGGGGTCACGGAGCTGCTCGGAGCACGAGGAGAGTCGACAGGTTTCGTCGGGCGTGATGTTGGCGGACCGGCTCACCGTCGGAGCGCGTCCGCTTGGGCTGGGGCCGCGGCCGGCCGATGTGCTCAAAACGGTCCACGCACTCGAAGCCGAGCCCGAGGGCGACGGTCAGCGTGTGGTGGGTTCCCATCTGGAGCTTTCCCGACCACACGTAGTCGGCGCACTTCACCAGCACAGCGCCCCGGGGCCGGACCACTCGTGCCAATTCCTTCAGCCCGGCGTCGTTCATCTCCCACAGAGCGGCGGGCGTGCGGGGAGCGTCGGTCAGCCCGTAGCGCGCGTGGAACTCGGGCATGGTCGTCGTGGTCCGACCGCCAACGCAGACATAAGGCGGGTCGAAGGCGGCGGCATCGAAGCTGGCGTCGTCGTGGGGCAGTTGGCGGAAGTCGACGCCGTCGCTGGCCAGGTCGTGGGCTGTGAGGCTGTCCGGGCGGAACAGGTTCCACCAGGTGCCCCTACCGAACGTCGGGTCGATGACGGTGTCGTCATGGTTGAGGTATCGGAGCTCCCGACAGGCGACGATCAGATGAGCGTTGCTCTGCCATGCCGTGGCAGCGAGGATCGTCACGTCGTCACCGGCAACTCGCTGAACGCAGCCAAGGCGGTGTGCCAGGGGAACCCGGCATCGACCTGGCGGAGATGGGTCATGGCACCAGACTCTCGATACAGCGGGCGAGGATCATCGTCATGACCGGCGGCGTGACCGCGTTGCCGTACTGGCGCACGCGCTGTCGCTTGTTGCCGAGCACGGTGTAGCTGGCCGGGAAGGCCATGGCCCGGCCGATCTCTTCGGGCTCCAGCATGCGGAAGCCGCAGTCCTCGACGGCGATGGCCGGCTCGACCAGAGCGTGGCGGTCCCGAGTGTCCTGGGTCGGCAGCGGCTGGTCGACCGCCTGGGCCCGCCCGTTGCCGTGGTAGTCGACCGTGAAGGGCAGGCGAACGAGCCCGTGGCTGTCGTCGGTGGTGACCGCGCCGAGGGGCGACGTGATCGGGTGCGCCCGGTACTTCGCCTCGCTCTCGCCGCCGTAGTTCTTGACGTAGAAGGCCGGCGGGGTGACGAGGCCGTGGTGGTTTCCCGACGCCACGACGGCCGCCAGGGGCTCGTCGACCGACCTGGCGTCAGACGCCCCGCCCCGCAGCTCGGCAATGAACGGCAGCGAGGCCAGGGCGTGGCCCTGGTTGCCAGCGACCATCGTCTGGAAGGGATCGCTGTCGGCCGGCAGCGCTACGCCGTTCGTGCGCAGCGGCACCACGAGGGCCTGCTCCTGCCGCCCGGTCTGGGTGGGCCAGGGCTCAGAGGCGGGGCGCGCCGCCGGTCCGTCGGTACCGCCGTGGTGGACGGGCACGACGAGGGCGTGGGCGTTGCTGGCAGGCTGGGTGCCGATCGGCTCGTCCGTCGACCGCACCCGGTTGCCGTCGTAGCGGGCCTCGCTGCCTGTGTGGGAGGCGTTGACCATGCACGGCGGGCAGGCGAGGGCGTGGTGGGTCTCCGTCGTCTGCGCCGGCATGGGAGCGTCGACAGGCCATGAGCGGCTATACTCGCTGCCGGGCCGCTCGTAGGTGTGCCCCGACTTCTGCACCAGCGCCACGCCGAATCGCTCCAGTCCGATGGCGATGCGGCGCAGGGTGGCCGGTGCCAGCGGGCGGACCCGGTCCCCGATCCGGGGCGTGGGAAGGCTCCAGTCGATGGCGGATGCGGCCGGCCAGGCATAGGGCCATGCGACCTCGCCGCACTTCGGGCAGCGGTAGAGGTACTGGCTGCGGTACTTCCCGGCGGTGCGCCCGGCCACCTTCCACGACTGGATGCCCTCGACTTCGGCCGCACACGATTGGCACCAGCACCGCGGGGTGAATCGCAGGTCCGGCGTCCGGTTCCCGATCAGCGAGAAGACGATGTAGATGCGGGCGCGGGACTGCGGCGTCGGGGGCGCAACCATGGAGTTGAGGCAGACGATCTCGTGTCGATAGCCGAGGGCGTGCATGGCCGACAGCCATGCCTCGAACGGTGCCCACCGGGTGATCTCCACCACGTTCTCGACCACGACGAGCTTGTAGGCGTGGCGCTCGGTGAAGCGCACGACGTCCCACATGGTCGCCCGGGACCGCTCCTGCGACGGATCCCCCTTGGGGTCGAAGAGGTTGTCGACGTGCTTGCGCGTCCGAGCCTGACTGTGCGTCGTGCACTCGGGCGAGGCGATCAGGACGTCGGTGTGCGGGTACCGCCGGGGGTCGACCTGACTGATATCGGCGCAGTCGTGGGCGGCGTCGGGAAAGTTGCCGTTGTGCGTCTCGATGGCCAACGACCAGTGGT